GTGTGCTCTTCCGATCTCATTATTCGATGATAAGCATTCAGCAATAAAGGCTCTATACCATTGGTGTCGGTCAGCTTGGTTGTTCTTGACATAATTTACAAAATCACTCTCACCATTCCATTTTTTCAAATTCAGTTTTTCAAGATAAGTACTGCTACAACCGCTAAGAACCAGCACATCAAAAACAAGTTGTTCATTTTCAGAGAATTCTTTTGTTCTCTGATAATATGTTTTCTCTTGCGCCCACTTGCGCATTTCTTCAGCAGACTTCTCCTTGACTATATCCTTCGCTCTTTTTAATTGGGCGTTTATTTTTTCCCTTTCTATCTCTTTTAGATCGGCAACGGCGGAAGTAGAGGAAGCCGTTTCTTTTCTAACATAATAGAAACTAACGTTAAATTCGGGAGAATAATGTCCAAAAAATGAAAGACAACGATAAACTTCTCCATCTTCAAGCATTTTCAAAGTGCGTTCATCATCTTCTGAATACCAGCACTTACATCTAAAGATTTCATCAGGATCAACTATTTCAAATCCAAGTTGTTTAACAGCTTCCAAAGTTTTTTCATAGAAAACCTTTCTATCTTCTCCCCAATATGTATCGGGACGTCTAGCGATAATTACTGTTTTTCCAAATGAAAGAGGTTCGCCAACTTTAACAAGATGTTCATATTCTAGTTGAATTTTCCGCGTCACATAAGCAATCTGTTTTTTCTCATAGCAAGCAGCATTGATACATCTAGCATCCTTACTATTCATTTCATAGAACAAACAACCATGATTACACGTATTATTCTCACATTGAGAACATGATTTAATATCGGTATTTTCCCAATTATCGGAATCATCTTTAATCCAAGGTGCGTTACCAAGCTCCATGAAAGAATTACTCACAAATTCTCGAATCATAGCAGTAGTACATTGTTCTTCCTCCTCCTCATGAAACTCTTTTTGAGTATCTTCATCCAATTTAGAAAGAATCATAGCACCGGACAATGGTATATCTCCATTTCTTACCCGCTCTTTTAGTTCAGGAATAAGAGAATTCAATTTAATACGGTCAAAAACAAACCGGGTAGACTTTCCTATTTTAAGAGCGATATCTTCCAAAGTTCGTCCTTTTTCAGCCAACTGCGCAAAGGCAAAAGCTTCTTCGATGGGATCAACATCTTTTCTTTGAAGATTCTCGGTAATCATCGCTTCAAAAGCCTCATCATCTGTCATTTCTCTGACAATGCAGGATATTGTCTGAAATTTTTCCGACTTTTTTCGATGGGCTTTGATTTTTGCAACATTCGCTTCATCTTCCTTTGCTTTCAAAAGTGACACAGCCCGGAAACGACGCTCACCGCAAACAATTTCGTATGTGTAAGGTAATGGGGTAACATCTCCGGTTTCTAGGTTAGTCATCTCCTCGGATTTAGCAACTCTGACAGTGATAGGTTGCAATAAACCTTGCTTTTCAATGTTGCTTGCAAGCTCTTCAAGAGCTGCTTCATCAAAAGTCTTTCTCGGATTCAAAGGAGAAGGACTGATAAGGTCAATTCTAATGTTTTGTACTTCCATAATTTAATTATATTGGTTTGACTTTTAATTCATTACATCAGTAAAGTTATCGTAAAATGACAAGTTATGCAAACAGAAACTTCGCCATTTTAACGCCATTTTCATGCGGGCTTATTACGTATTTGAATAAATCCTCTTCTTTCAGTTTCCCGAAGAAGTTCCATATCTTCTTCTCGTATTTCAGCAGGCGTTTCACCGTTCACACTTCGATAAGTTCCAATACCGAAACGCTCTCTGATACGAGCAATTTTATCCGAATCTTTAGTAACCCAGTAAATTGTAACTTTCATAGTAGCTATATTCTACGACTCTCGCCACACAGGGGGAGAACATTAAACGTTTTAAAACGATCCACTAATCTTGGCCCAAAACGTTTCTTAAATTCGGCTATGCCAAGATTCGATGTTATATGATACTTCTTGCCATATTGCTGAAAAATCTCATACCGGGCATAAAGAAATTCATCAATAACTGAATCGAGACTGGTACCATACGATTTTTGATTTTCCGTTTCCAGACCGATATCATTCAAGCAGATATTAAAGGGATTTGGTTTAAATCCTTTGGATTGATTCTCATTGTAAGTGTACAAGTCAATATGCCCGTGAATTTTATAATAATTCATCATTTGAGTAACAGACAAGTTTTCAAAAGCATTGGGGTTACAAGTGAGTTTCAAATAATCTGCAAAAATCTGCATCAACATTGTTTTTCCGGTACCAGGTTCACCAACAAGCAAAAGATTCTTATGAACCTTGTAATTCTCTTCCGGAAACACATTTTGAGCATACCGACATCCGTTGAAGTAGTACAGAAGAAACTGAATTAGTTTAGAGTTGTTATCATCAACATCAAATTTTCTAAACTCCCGTTCCGTATAATCCGTACCAAGGTTAGAAATTAAATTCCAATGACTGTAATACTCTTGCGTATCAGTTAAGTCATATTCAGAAACGTTCTGAATACTTTCTTTGTGCCTTTGTATCAGATTCTCTATCTGTTGGAGCGTCAGCTTGCGCTTGCCGGCTTCCTTCTCCATCAAATTTTGAAGTTTGCTTGATAAATTCTTTTCCTCTTCCGTCATGGTCTAATTCATTTTTTCGATTTTCACGAATACGATCCAGTATCCAAAGGTTTGCTTTGGAATCCCACCGCTCTATTTTCACTCCATTGGCATTCTTCCACCCTATCGAGTCAAAGTGATTGAAGAATATTTCTGCTTGCTCTTGCCAGTCATCTAACCGTTCCGGAGCATTTTGCTTGATGAAGTGTTGAATAACCTCATCAAGCGTAGGAGCTATAAATTCTTTTGCGACTCTTTTAGGTTTCTCCGGTTTAGAGAGTGGGAAAAGCTCGCCAGAGCTACTTTCTTTCTTACCCCCTTTAGGGGGTTCTTTCTTTGTCTCTGTCTTATATTCTTCTTTAGGGGGTATGGGGGAGCTTTCTTGAAAAGGTGTCCCTAAAGGGTACCCTAAAGGTGTCCCTAAAGGATGCCGTAAAGGTGGTATATTTTGCATACCTTTTTGTACACCTTTTATAGAATACGTTGATTTATTGCCTCTTCCATTGCCTTGTTTACATTCAATAAGACCTGCTTGAACTAATCTATTTCGGGCGGACTTGAATACTTTTACAGACACTCCCACGTCAGATGACACCTTTGTATCACTACGTGTCCAGTTATCCTCCCAGCCTAAACGATTCGCAATTTTTAGCAAGTAAAAATAAAGCCTCGTTTCACAGCAGGAAAATTGCCAGCTTTCGTCAAGTTCCCAAAACCTATTGATAAGTTCAATATAAGTCATATCAATTTATAATAATTCCGTAAGACATTGTTTATATAAGGTTGAGGGTCAGCTTTCAGATAATAGCAAACGCTATTAATGAACTCAATCAACCCATGACAAACGACATATACACTGCCATATTTCTCAACTAATGCCTGCCATTCTTTTTGCTCATCAGACTGCGTTCCGGCACGTTTACCTTTTACATGTGGAGTTTTCATCTCTATGCAAAGACTGCTCTTACCACCGCGAGGAAAAAGCAGAATCAAGTCAGCAACACCAGCGATGGCACCTTCATATTTACGCATAGCACCGCTTTTCTTTGTCCTGACGCCGCCGTTTGGTATAGCAAAGAGTAGAGGGCCGACATTGGGAAACGTTTCTCTGAACCAAGTTACACAAATGTGTTGTATCTTGGTTTCAGAATATTTCACCTCCAATTTACGAATATCTTCTTCAGTCATTTTTCTGCTTGTTTTTTGAAATCGTAGCACATTCATTTAGAAGGTCAACGATTTGTTTACACCTGTTCCTGCAACCGACAAAGGATATTATGGTTTCCCATTCAGGACCGAACAACATTTCTTTCTTGTATTCCTGAATATGAGTTCTCTGCCCAATTATAACTAATCTAAATGGCTTCATAATTTATCCCTAAACAAGTCCATTGCAAGATTCACCATATTCTCTTCTACTTGGTCATCCGTTCCGGTTACACCGTTAGCAATGTTCTTCTTTGTTTGAATCACATCATACATATACTTGTCAATAGTATCCTTACCTAAGAAGTAATAGCAGTTAACGTTGTTCTTTTGACCGTTACGGTGTGCTCTATCTTCTGCCTGTTCGCAATCACTGAAAGTCCAAGGGAACTCTATAAAAGCAACACGACTGGCAGCAGTCAAAGTAAGCCCGGTACCGCCCGATTTGAAATTCAGAATAATCAGTTTACAATCCGGATTATTTTGGAAAGAGTCAACGGCATATTGCTTTTGGTTGACACTATCGGAACCCGTTACAGTAACAGCTTTAGGAAATTCCTTTTTCAGTTCTGCTACAACTTCTTTCAAGTAACCGAAAAGTATCAGCTTCTCACCACCGTCGATAACATCATGGACAAATTCACAAACAGCCTTGATTTTACCTCTGGCAGATATCTGCTTTAAAAGCTGCATCTGCACCATAACGGCACCATTCATTGATTTCTGCACTTGTTCATCCGAAGCGTTCTTGTACTTCTTCAAGTATTTTACCATATCAGCCTCGGCAGCCTTATACTCTTTGGTGGTAGTGATATCAACTGTCAAGTATTGACGAGTCTTGTCCGGAAGTTGTGTAAGCACCTTTGACTTCTCACGACGAAAGAAGCAAGTATTCCATAGTCGCCAATTCAGCTCTTTAACGTTGGATGCCTGTTTGGGACCATCACAATATCTTTCAACATACCGGCTATAACCTCCAAAGTCCTCTAATCGACCTAATATTTTTAGCTGTTGTAGCAAGTCTGTATTATTGTTAACAACAGGAGTACCGGTCAATGCGAATATATAACGTTTACCTTTGCAGATACCTTCAACATATTTGCTCTGTTGAGTTTTACTTGATTTGCATTTATGAGATTCGTCAATGATAACAGACCTAAACAGAGAGACACGCTGATCGAAAGCAATACTTTTCATTGTAAGCTTGGATTCCTTATTTACAGCTTTTACAAAAAATTTATTAAGCGATTCATAATTAGTAATGAACACCTCACAAAGTGGGTTGCCATCAGACTTTTTACACTCATAAAATGATTGCCAGGACTGTCGGTTTCTGTCATCAAGGATAATCGAATTCATACCTGCGAACTTCTTAAACTCACGCTGCCAGTTTACTTTCAACGCAGCAGGGCAAATTACAAGTACTGGAAAAGACTCACCATAAATGGGCGCTTCCTTATGTGCTTTAACAACTGCACATATGGCTTGCAATGTTTTACCTAATCCGGGCTGGTCACCGAAAAAACAGCGTTTGTGCTCTATTGCATACTGTACTCCTTCAAGTTGATACTCGTAAGGTTGAAGTAACATATAGTGTTCACCGACAAAAGGTTTCATCGGAGGAATATCATAATTAATATCTTCAGTTACCTCACGTTCCTTGACAGTAGAACAATAACGCATCTGAACAGCCCATTGCGCAAAAGCTCTCACATACCAATTCGCATCACGTCCAATAGGATAACGCGTATCATTGATACTAACAAGCCACGCCCGGTCTGTTCCGTCATAGCGTGGCTTACTTGGTATCATCTTTATGACCTCGACCAACTTTGGGTGATACTCGAACTGAATCCGGTACAGATTGGGCGTCTTAGTCACATAAATTGGTTTCATGAAGCAGGTTCTAATACTAATTCATGATGTTCAACTGTTGAACATATCCCGTTATCTTCACCATCTTCATTCATTGCATCAGCAGCTTCATCAACCTTGTCAAACGGATCCTCACCATCTTTAAATTCAAATTCCCTTTGAATCTCCGAACATTTATTCTCTGTAACATAAAGCTCTGCTTCATACAAGAAATTATAAACCGCATCACGAAACTCCTCACAATGCACATACGATTCATTGTCCGGATCGAAACCGATACCAGGAGAACAAAGATTAAGGACTTTGCTCGTCATAAGGGTTCGCTTACCTGTCAACACACAAACCTCAAAAGAAGAATCACCACCAATGCTAACGCCGGTTACATTGAACTTTTTGAAGAACTCATCTTCAAGACATGACTCTGGACGTTCCCAATTAATGTACTGGGATTCTTTCTGTTCTGTAATATCGACAATGTAGGGTATGAGCTTGTTTAGCGAATCCTTCAAATCCGGATGAACAGGATTAATCCCCTTGAAAACAATATCGTTTCCTTCCTTGTCTGCATAGACCACTTCAAGACATCCCTTTTTGGTCAATTTTGCTTTTGAAATATTCAAATCCATTTTAATTAAACTTTGAGTTAATACTTACCTATGCAGGTATTCATTAATAAAATCTTTATAGTACTGGTCAACAGGCAATGGCAAATTGATTCCTAATTCGGTGGCAGCATCAGCCTGAACCTTATCCATGAAAGTTTTCATTTGGATCGTATTCAATTTAGAAGTACTTCCAACAACCGAAACAATATTTCCATTCATACATATTTGCCGTGGAAGAAACTTCCGGCAATAGTAATCATGTACATCCAACTTATCCGTGCCTGTCTCCCTCTCAATACAGGCAAACCACAGCCACATGAGCGCGTTCTGCGACAGGGTACGTGGTTCTACCTTTCTCTTGATGCTTACAGTGTAAGTTCCATTCTTGAGCGTGGAACAGAGGTAGTCAAACGACTTATCCATTGTGACTACCCCATTTTGTTTTGTTAGAATAGCTTCTGCCATATTTAGAATGGTAAATCATCAGGCGGTGATACCTGTTGATATGGCTGTTGCTGATATGCAGGCTGCTGTACTTGTTGTTGCTGTCTCTGTGTAGGCCGTTGCGTTGGTAACGGTGGTGGTACAGGAGCAGCCTGTTGTTGAACTTTCGGTGTAAGCATCTCGATACTATCAACAAAGACTTCAGTTATGTAACGTTTAACTCCTTTGCTATCGTCATAGTTACGAGTGCGTAACTTACCTTCTATATACAACTTATCTCCTTTATGGACGTACTTCTCAACTATTTCAGCAGTCTTATTCCAAAAAATAAGATTATGCCATTCTGTACGTTCCGGCACCTGGGTTCCATTTTGTAAGGTGTACGCCTTATCTGTTGTAGCAAAAGATAAAGAAGCTACTTTCGCTCCACCGTCCAATGTTCTCACATCCGGGTCTTTACCGGCACGCCCTATAAGAATTACTTTATTAACACTCATTTTCCTTCCTCCCTTATAGTTACACGAATACTATCCGCTTTAGTTGATGTTTTTAAATATTGAGAATATAGTTCCGGGTGATCTTCCTGAAACTTCTTTGCATCAAAACTCTTACCCGTTGAAGAGGGAGTATAGCTAACACGCAACCGACCGGCGTCCCATGATTTAACACCGTTCTCACGCATGGCACTTTTAAGCTGTTCCTTATAACCTTTCTGCACTTCAGCGATATAACTCGCCTGTTCCTCTATATCAATAATAGTATTTACTAATTGCATAGGAATAAGCTGCTTCTCATCGGCTGGAACAGGAGCATTAGGTAAGAACTGTTCACCTTTAATCTCACACTCCAGTAATCTCTTAACCTCTGCATCCGGCTTACGCTCAATCTCGACTAATTCCGACTTATTTCCACGTAACCAAATGCCAAACAGTTTATCAACTTTAATTAGTGGATTTTGAAGTTCAAACAAATAGGCATAGATTGATAGCTGCCAACTCAAATACTCACGGTCAAGGCTTGCAGTAGTCTTGATGTCGCCAAGACTGATTTTTTCGTCCTTTTCCCAAACACAATCAATATTCGATGCAAAATATTCATTGTCTGAAACAGTGTACTCATTGGCAAAAGCCTTATATCCGGCATTTACTCTTTCCCTGATATAATTAATAGCTTCAATACTCTCGGGTGGTAATCCTGTAACATCAGCAAACTGGCATTGTCCATGAATACGACTGCCTTTTTCAGCAGCTTTTTTCAATATGTATTCTGGAATATCCCTATACTTATTGGGAAATAGTTGCCGGCTTATCATTCCGGTAATACCTTTCAGTTGCTTTTCACCAAGAAAATATGTGTGGTTCTCTTCTGAGAAAACCACACTCGATTTAACCAACTCTATCATGATGCAGGATAAATTTTGCCCATTTCCATACAAGCATTTACAAACTCTTTATCATTTTGCATAGCCGGATTAGCATACCATACTTTTTCAAGTTCAGCTCTGCTTTTGACAGCAAGCATGTCAGCAATAGCCTTTTTCAGTTGGGCACCAGTATAAACTGGATTCTTCATACTAGCCGGTGTTTTTGCAGGCTGTTGTGCGTCTTCTTTATCGTGAGTGTTAGTTGCATCACTGTCTTTTGTATCATCAATGCAAAATAGACCGTTAAGAGCATACTTTCTTGCATAAGAAGATGAGGCTCCGGTAATTTGGCTGCCATCCATTCCCTTCTTTGTTTCCTCTTCTCTCGCAAAAGCAGTCACTATTTCTTTTTCCCCTTTTTCGTTGGTTAAAGTGGCAGTTGCTTTTACATAAATTCTATTGCCTACTGGCACCATCTCATCACTGAGAGTTAACGAACACTTTGTTTCAGTCAGAATAGGTTTCACTGACTCAAGAATATCCTCACAACTACGGTATTTGTAACTACCGAACTTATTAAATTGCCCTTTCGGGGCTTTCAGCTTTTGCTGAATGGTTACTAATTCTTTCATAATTCTGAATTAATGGTTTGACTTTTAGTTTATTACATCAGTAAAGGTAATCGTTATTGACAAGTTTAGCAAACAGAAACTTCGCCATTTTAACGCCATTTTCAGGTAGTTAAAAACTGCCTGTACGGTATTGTACAGGCAGAAAAATAAGAAAATGAATAATCCAATGTACCTTATGGAACGGCTACGCTTGAAGGGTGTACGGCTCCCTGATTTATACATAATGTAAATGCTAGTGGACGGAACCGGAGTCGAACCGGTCTCACGGAATATTGGTGCACCTCACCGCAGTTTCAGCCAACGATATACATATCCGCCCGATTAATTAAAAAGGTGCACTATCTTCACAGACCATACACCCCAATCACAAACACAAAACAAAACTCATGAACTACTATAATTTAATAGGATCAAAAGGGTGAATGGCGTGGGTCTCGAACCCACATCACGCATACCTGCATATGCTGCCAATTACACCAGCCATCCGTTTAAAGTGAACTATTCTCACGAACCATTCACTTAGAACACAAACACAAAATAAAACACGACATTAACTATTAAATAGCACTCTCACGAGCTTCTTGCTTCCGGATAGCCGTTCAAAGCACACCGGAATAGTATAGAACAATTAAAACTCAAATAACAGGGGCTTTAACCCTACAGCGTCCTTTTCGCTGGCAACATTAGTTAAACATAAAAAGAAAAATTCTCTGTGAAGGAACCCGGACTCGAACCGGGATGATAGATTACCTATGTATGACTTTCTTCAATCTATCTGCATACTTGCGTTTACCAATTCCGCCATTCCTTCAGGTCGTAGCCAGACGCTTCCGGCTACATTGATTGTATATATAATGCAAATATATTTTCACCCTCACGGGTTACTTAACTCTGATTGAGTTGAGCCGGGAAACGGATTCGAACCGCTGACCTCATGTAGAAACATGCGCTCTAACCAACTGGGCTATCCCGGCAGATGCCCGGCGAACCGGGCTAAATAAACATGACAAATACTAAAATTAAGCAATGCAGACCTTCACAGGCTATCCTTATTTTGTTTCCTATCTTCGTAGTATCGAAAACAGATATAATTCACTGATACGACAGTCACCAATACAAAAGCAGCAATAAATTCTTTCTTGCTAACTTCAATGCTATCTATAAGATACAGTGTTGTCCATAAGGCAATGAACATCATGGCATACTGTATCACTTTAATCTTTTTCATTTCTTCCGTTTTTTAGATTTAACTTTCCTTCCCGCACATCGGCAATGAAGTAATACTTGAGCAGCATTACAATGCCACTTGCCGTTTTGGACATTAGTGGGCTTATCACTTTCAATCTTACCCGCTTCTATAAGATTCATCAATTTCTTTTCCCCACCCACATAATACGCAGACTTATCTTTTCCAAACGTTTCTGTAGAAAACAGACGGAGAATATTATCTAGCAATATTTCAGCCATTTCACCTCTGATCATCTCAACAAGCAAGGTAGTTATGCAATTCTGGTTACTATAAACTGCATATTTTTTACATCTGACTTTGTTTTCCAAGCCATTCCTTCAGCTTTTTCTTTATAAAGCCGAGCATTCAATGTATTAGTTACAGACGGTTTCTGAACGATAGGAAATACTTCTATTGCACCAACATCCATACTCCGTAATACATCAATTACGTTACGTCTCTGAATATCCTTTTCCATACAATCTAATTTTAAATTAAACATTGAAGCGATGAGCGGATTCGAACCGCCGACCTCTGCTTGTGGTGCTCTTCCGTTAAGCTAAGAGTATTTCTTGAGAGACTCGAACTCTCAACCATCCACCACACACAGCGCTCTAACCTGCCTGAGCTACATCACCTTTATATACATAAAGCAAATACCTCGATTTGCCGACAAACGTCTAACTGATTTAGTTTTACAACGATACGGCTTGACCATTAACCACAGCATTATATCGTTGAGAAGCCCGCCTACGTCAGTAATCCCTTTCAGCACGTGTCGGCTTCCAAAACACCATTTTACCAATATGTCAAAGAACTCTTCTCTGTTGTTCCCAGTCTCCCTTCAAGGGCAGGCTCAAAGAGCCGGACTGGGTACCGGATAACCGGCGGTTTGGTTTGACTTTAGTGAGGGTTAGAGAATACTTTGGTTGTTCTTCAAAACTATGTCCATTAAGTTTCGTTGCGATTCAATAAATTTCTTCAAATCATCACATTGGGAAACTTTCTCTCTATAAAATCCACGTTCTGATTCTAAATCTCGTTTGAGTTTTTCATTTTCACCTCTCAAAGAGCTGATCAACGCGTCTCGTTCTTCAATCACAGCTTCATATTTGTCTCGCTGTATTTCTAGTTCGGTTCTTTTATCCATTGTTGTATAATTTGATTAATCTCCGACGTAATGTGCACCGTAATGAGTACTATTTGGGTTGTAGTAAGCGGAAGCGGGAATATTAAGGTTATTATATTCCTTGCTAGGTGTAGCTTTGGCAGTCTTGCTCATAGCTTCATGTCTTTCAGCTAAAAATTTATCAGTTCTTGATTTCACTGCTTCCGGTGAGAAACTTTCTTGGAGTTTTGCAAAGCTCCATACAGATTTTAAACACTCTGAAAATGTTTTTCCACCCTTCTTGTAATTGCGGTGTGCAGACTTCATTATTTGTGATAAATTGTAGCTCATAATCGTTATTTTTTAATTGGTTTTATCAATCATTTTTTGTATGTTTGTATGATTGATTGATTTATGATGCAAATATAAACGTATTTACGTTAATTACAAAACATAAAACTTGATAAATAATCGTATTTACGTTAATTAACTATTAATATAGATATGGCTGAAACAAGCGTAAACGAAAAAATTAGAGAGATTATCTCTTATTATAAGCTGTCAGACAGGCAGTTTTCCATTAAAATTGGGGTAACCCAATCGGTGATTGGTTCTATGTTTCAAAAAAACACAGAACCTTCCTCTAAAGTAATTAGGCTCACATTAAACGCATTTACGGATATTTCAGCAGATTGGTTACTACGCAATAAAGGTCCAATGCTGATTTCAGATATCAAACCTGATCCAAATATTGAACGCATGGAACGTTTAGTTGATACAATAGCAACCCTTCAGGGGACTATAAATGAGCAGATGAAAACAATTCAACTATTCACTGAAGAGAACCAAAAACTGAAAGGCGAATTAGCTATGTTGAAGAATGAACGTAATATAGGATAAATAAACACATTAACGAATGAAAAAGATACTGTTAATACTAATGCTTTTTACTCCTATTATAACATGGGGACAAAAAAGTGATTTGATTAAATTCTTAGATGCATGTAAGACTTTTGAATTTGAAGAATCTAAAGAAATTATTTCTAAATATTCTTTTAATCTAGGAAATATGTATGATTTACTAAATTATGAAGAGCCAACAGGTATATTATTTGATACAGATACATTAAATATTAAAGGATATAAAGCAATAATTAACTGTAAAATAAAAAACAAAGCAGGACAATATATTGACAAAAAGATGATAGTAGTAATGTATTTGAATAAGGAAAATAGCCTTTGGTGTGTTGAAATGTTCAGGGAAGCAACAGACCCGAATAAAGAATACAAGATATCTAAACAAGATGTAGATTCCGGCAAATTTTACACTAAAAAACAATATGTATATAGAAATCTTGCATATTGGGCAATAAGTTCCGGTAAACTAAATGAAGCTATAAAATACATGAATATATCTGAAGAAGAGGCTGTCAAAGTAAATGATACAAAATTCAACATCGATTCACAAAAAGAGGTATTGAGAAAAATAATTTAATTATTATATGTGCCAAATTAGAACTGCACCACCCAAAGATGAAAGAGAATATCCTTTAGTTATAACGGCTGAAGAAAAGGATAAAGTATTAAATTATATTTTGGTTGTAGCAAACGGGAAAAGAACAGCTAAACTAAATTATAAAGATATACCAGACCTTAGGATCAGTAAAGAACAATATGAAATAGTTTTAGAGGAGTTCAAAAATAGGAGATTTATTGACTATAAAGGATATGGTATTGAATATCTTACGTTGAATTTTGAAATATTCAATTTTGCAGAAAAAGGGGGATTCACTGTTGAAAGAGACTTATATATATTAAGTTTTGATACATTTCAAATGCAGCTAGAACGATTAGAAAAGGAGTTAAGCCCTGATACAGCAGCAAAAGTTGATGATGTTGTCGGAAAAGCCAAAAATATAACTGAACTACTGATAGGGCTCTCTGCTCTAGCTGAAAAAATGAATCTCTAAGATTTATTATCAGGATCAGTTAATAGGAACTCCAATATAGAAGCTGCACGAAGCAGTCTTGAAGCATATAGAGTTGCATCTGCATCCGGGTTGTATTGATAACGCCTAGTCTGAAACTTTTTAAAAGTAACAAAGCCACTAGACACATCATTAGCAAGTGTTTTCAAGCTTGATATAGTTTCTTTTACATTTTGGTCATAAGACATTTTTATACGCATACGAGCGGAATCATCCACTTTTGCACAACACTGGGGATAAAAGGCTGTTGCATTATCTTCTTTAGAAGATTGTTTTTTACTTATCCTTCTTAGGACATTTTTTAATAACGATTTCATAAACGCACTATTTTAGTTTGACAATGCGCAAATATAATATTTAAAGTAATATAAAATATGAAATATAGAAATCTTGATAGTACATAAAACATCAAATGGTCGAATTATAGTCGAACCATAAAAAAAAGCAGGACTATATAATTGATATACAGAATATACAACTAGATTTCCAAAAATGTGTCTAGTTTAGTTTTTGTGTTGATAGCTCCCTCGTCGGCGGACGAACTAGGGAGCTATTTTTATATATTACAGGAATATTATTGCACAAAATATACATATTTTCCATAACTTTGCAGCGATAAAGTCTCACACAAATGGAATATAGCGTAGAAGAACTAAAAAATGCATTAATTGAGAGATGCGAAAAAGAGGGTATTCTATATGCAACGGTGGCAATGGATAGACGTACCAAAGAGATGATTCTTCCTGATACTTTAGAAGGAGCCCTGAAACATCCGGAATACTTTGTATGTACCTGCAGGAGAGTGAAAGATCAATATATAGTGGAGGAGATTACCAAAGTGTAATCCTCCTCCAATCTTTTATTCTTATTTTTCTTTTTTTATTCGCCCAATTCTCCCAGCAAATCGTAGGAAGGAGCAAAGAAAAGCGTTCCTGTTACAGCTGTGCTGAAGTCAAGCAAACGATCGGTATTCCCTACCGGATTGCCGATGAACATACTTTCCAACATCTGCCGGGTCGTACTGAACGTACTTGCATAACCGATGAAGTATGTGCCATATTCTCCCTTAGACGTATTGGCAAACGGCATGTTGGCACGTACAATTTTCAGGTCATCACCAATATTAGTGACGGCATTATGCGCATTTTGAGGTTTCTCCTCGTCAGACAGCTCGACATCGTTAAACTTACGACGACCGATCACTTTCTCCTGTTCTTCCACAGGCAGAGCGTTCCATGCAACCATATCGTGAATGTACTTCTGTACAAAAACATAACTTCCTCCTGCAAAATCAGCATCCTCCTCTCCTACCACCGCAAAATGATAAGGATTCTCATCAACTGCCGGATTCTCTGTTCCGTCTACAAAGCCGATAATAGCCTTGCCGTCCATATATCTGAAACCGTGAGTTTCATCGACAGGTTCAACTACGCCCTGGAGCTTCTCGTCAATGATGGAAGCAAACTCAAAACACAACCCCATCTGTTTTGCACGGATATGAAACAAGATGTCGCCCGGAGTAGAGACTGCCGTGTGCTTTCCGCCTTTGATCTCTTCAAAAGTGTTCAGTTCTTTCGGCTTTCCCTTTTCCGGGAAAAGACGGCTCCAGGCATCGGCGCCAAAGCCCATCGTACAACTGAACATCAGTTCGGGGAAACGATTACGCATGCTGCGAATCATGCCCGAGAAATTAGCGCATACATCTTTTACTTTATCAAGAGTTTCGGGAGTATCTTTTAGAGTATAAACAATAAAAATGACATTTTCACCTTGTTTCCCGGCTACGTCCTGCGGGATATTACCTCCAAATGAATTTTGATAAGGATTCATATTTTTCTTTTTTTCTGTTAGTTTCGTCAACGAAACAGTTCTAATTCATTTTTTTATTACTATCGTCAATATATGCGGCAGCCGCTTTATCCACAAATAGCTCTACATTCTGCGCGTGATGAGCTATATAGGCTGCGGGACCAGTGTCTCCCGAATTACAGATTTCTTCTACTACGTCGACTTTATTTTTTCCGGTAATCAGGAAAATGACATAGCGGGCATTCTGAATGGGGTATCCCGTCATTGCGATGCGCTTCTGCCCGTTACGGGGATGGGCGCTGACTACATAAATAGAGTTTGAAGTCAGCAAATCTTCTTGTCCGGGAAAGATGGAAGACGTGTGTCCGTCGTCTCCGGCCCCCAACAGTACAATATCAAATTCGGGCCAGCCACGCTTTTGCGGCACTTGCTGCCGGACTAACTCCGAATAGCGAACCGCTTCTTTCGCAGGCTTCGCCTCTCCACGAATACGGAATACATTTTCATACAAAATAGGAGTCAAACCCAAAAGAAGGTTGCGCATCATTCCGTAATTACTGTCCGAATCATCGGGAGGCACACAACGTTCATCCACCCAATAAATCCGCATACGATCCCACGGGGTAATTTCCATGTATTCATTCGCCCACAAATCGAACATCAGAGCAGGTGTGTTGCCACCGCTGACTGCGATATTGAACACTCTGTCCGGCTCTTCATTCATGATTTCCACCAAGCGGAGTATCAATGCTCGTGAAGTTTCAATAGATGAGGGAAAAACTGATAGTTTCATAATTCACAATATTGATCTGTATTCGTCAAATTCTTACAAGGATTCGTCCAGTCGGCCCCATGTTCATGCATCATCGCTTCGCTTTCCAAAGGTCCCCACGTACCTGCGGGATAACCGTAGAGAGGTGCGTCGGGGTTGTCTTTCCAATAACGGAGTACCGGATCGAAAAATTTCCATGAGGCTTCTACTGCGTCACTTCGAGTAAATAAAGTCGGATCACCCTGGATGCAGTCGTCTATCAGACGGGCATAAGCGTCGCCACTGGGTACGCCGCCCAACTGCGCATAACTGAAATCCATCGTCACCTGGCGCACTTCAAAACCTGCACCGGGGACTTTCATTCCGATTTTGAGCACTATTCCTTCATTCGGTTGCAAACGAAGAATCAATTTATTAGCCCGCGGACAGTTGCCACCGGCACAATGAAACATCTGATGAGGTGTCTCACGGAAATGAACGACGATTTCCGTTACTTTCGTCGGCATTTGTTTACCTGTACGAATGTAGAACGGAACGCCACTCCAGCGCCAGTTGCTAATGCCCAGTTTCATGGCAATATAAGTATCCGTACGCGAATCGGGAGCCACTCCTTTTTCTTCACGATAGCCTTTTTTATTGCCGGAGGCTGTATATTGTCCACGAACGATATGTTCGTTCAAATCCACTTCATTCAACGGGGTGAGAGATTCGTAGACCTTCACCACTTCGTTGCGGAAATTGTCCGCGTTGAAAACAGCGGGCGGTTCCATAGCCGTAAGGGCTACGAGCTGTATCAGGTGATTTTGCACCATATCCCGCAGTGCACCTGCCGTCTCATAGAATCCGCCACGTTGTTCGATACCCAGATTTTCTACGGCTGTGATTTCTACGTAGTCGATATAGTTACGGTTCCAGAGAGGTTCGAAGATACCGTTGGCAAAACGGAAAGCCAGTACATTCTGGGCTGTTTCCTTACCGAGAAAATGGTCGATACGGTAAATTTGATGCTCATTGAAAACAGAAGCATACGTTTTATTCAGTTCACGTGCCGATTCGAGATCATAACCGAAAGGTTTCTCGACGATGATACGTGAATGGGGAGTGTTGAGTCCGGCAGCTTTGAGGTATAAGGGCACTACTCCGTACAGTGACGGCGGAGTGGCTAGGTAGAACAGCAGGTTGTCCGGGTCTACCTCACCAGTTAAGTCGACCAGACGTTGGCGGAGTTGCGGGTAACCTTCTTCTTTTGCCGGGTCCATCGGTAAATAGTAGAGATGGGAGACAAACGAAGCCATCAGAGCTGTGTCCTGTTCTTCGGACTTTACGAACTGTTGCAGTTCTTCTAAGATATAGGAACGGTAGTTATCGTCAGAGTAGACCGTACGCCCGATACCCAATATAGAATACTCTCCGGTCAACCGCTTTTCACGGTAGAGGGAGTAAAGGGCGGGCATCAGCTTACGCTTGGTCAGATCACCCGACGCACCGAAAATTATCATTGCAAATTTATCCATTTTTCAAGAGTTGTTTTAATTTCTGTTTTGAGATGGTAAATGATAATTTTGCGGAGTGCCCTGAAAGGGCTTAATTATATAGCGTAGGGCAACGCCCTACGTAAAAACGACAATCTGAATTTGCGCCCTGAAAGGGCATAATTGTATACAGTTCCGCCCTTTCAGGGCTTGTGGCTGGTGTGT